AACACTCCAGCACGTATCGATAGAAACGAGCTATGGGTAGATGTTGCAATTCAGCCAGCAAAAGCAGTTGAGTTTATCTACATTCCACTACGTATTCGTAACACAGGTGAAGCACTATAATATAGTAATTCAGAACTAATCTTTAAAACCCGGCAGAAATGTCGGGTTTTTTATTAACTACAACTTTAATAAGTGCATTAGTTGATAAATACTTGTATAACATTATAGTTTGCAAACTATTATTAGGAGACATAACAATGGCAAGAACATTACAAAATTTTGGTGTACCTACAGATTCTGGTGACAACGTTACTGGTGGTGGTATTTTACAGCCAAAACTAAACTATCGTTTTCGTGTTCAAGTATCAGGCTTTGGCGGAATATCGCAAGCGACAAGTGAATTCACACGTCAAGTAATGAATGTAACACGTCCGAAAGTATCACACGAGTCAATCCCAGTAGATTCATACAACTCACGTATGTACATGATGGGTAAGCACACATGGGAACCAGTAACAATCACTCTAAGAGATGATGTTGCTAACAATCTAACAAAGCTAGTTGGTCGCCAACTACAATCACAGTTAGATCATAAAAATCAAACAGGTCCTTCAGCAGGTACTAACTACAAATTCTCAACACTAATTGAGACACTAGATGGTAACTCAGGTAACCCAATCGAACAGTGGCAACTAGAAGGTTGTTTCTTAACAAACACTGACTACTCACAATCAGATTACGCTGTTTCAGATCCAGTGACAATTGCATTAACATTACAGTATGACAATGCAGTATTCACAGATGACAACATTATGCCAGGTCAAACATTCGTTAATAACTCAGACATTCTAGGTTAATAATAGGATAAAAAATGGCGGAACGTAAACTTCATGAGGGACGTACACCAGGTACAATCTTAGCAGATAGTAGCGGAGCAAGAAAGAAATTTGGCTTTGATTCACCACATGGATCAGCCATTTCTTCTGCCCCAAAACTATCCGATATGTGGTACACCGAATGGAAAGGTGCACATGGACAAATCATGGATGACGTATCTGGGTTGTGTAGAGCAGTTTCACCAATAAGTGTACAAACTACTACTCAACCAGTTGACAAATATGGTAAAAGAGTATATGTCCCGACACGTGTTGACTTCCCAGAAGTAACATTTACAATGTATGATACTGTTAACGGCAACACAATGATGTTAGCTGAAGGTATATATCGTAGATTTTTTAAAAATAGTGACATGAATGTTGACAATGGTTCATTAGAAACATCTTTGAATGAGGGTGGTAACACTGGTAGAAAATTAGTGGGCGACAATGACGCTTTTAGAAATTTTGAGAGAATTACTTTATTTCATTGGTTCGGCGATTTAGAAACTACTGGTACCATACAACGTATTATTTTAATCAACCCTATTGTTACAAATATAACATTTTCAGGTAGTGATTATAGTGCATCAGAATTGAGAACAATAGACTTCACTGTACAGCCTGAGAATATTGTATTTGGTACTCCATACAATGTTGATCCTGCATTACCAGAATGGATGGATTATGGACTTGAATATATTTTACAATCTGCAACTGTAGATTCAGCACAATATATATCATCAAGATTAAGAGCAAATCTTAATGGAAATAATCAGTTACGAGCATTTGGCGATCCTGCAGTTGACAATAGACAATTTCAATCTGAAGATTTGATGCCTGGATATGAACAACTGGATGCATTCCCAGAACAATTAACAGATGAACAATATGATATCCGTGAAACTAAAGCAGTACAACAAAAAATCGCTGAACTTTCCAAGTTACATGCTGAATTAAAAGCAGCAGAAGAAGCACAAGATGAAGACGCCCGAAAAGATGTATTAGAAAGATTAGTACAAGCACGTAACGAAACTGGTTATATAGAAGCTAGACGTGCAGCTAGAACTAATACAAGTGGTTCAGAATTTGCTGGACGCCAGAACAATGGCGCTAGAACTAATACAAGCGGTTCAGAATTTTCTGGACGTAGTAATAGTGGCGCTAGAACTAATACAAGCGGTTCAGACTTTGCGGCAGAAACATTATATCCTAATTTAGGCAACTTGCAAACAAGTGGTGGAAGACCAGTCGGGACTGAGCAATTTAATAGTTCTACAATGGGAAATTTATTATCACAAGAATTGACAAGTTCATTCTTTAATGGTAGAAAGTTTGATATTGGAAATGTTACTAACGGAATTGCTCAAGGTATTATGGGTAACTCCGGAATAGGATCACTACAAAATCTTGGAAGAACATCACAAAGTAGATTCGGCATTGGCGGCGACTTAGTTAGAGATAGTATTATAAATTCATCAAGAAATAACAGACGCCGAACTTCAAGTAATTCTTCGAGTTCATCTAGTCCTAGTTCTTCATTGAGAAATACTGCACAAAGAGGTATCAGTGCGCTAAGAAACTTTACTAGGGGGATACGATTTTGAATATTGATATTATTGTAGCTCAACTTGTAAGAAAAGGCTTTACAGAAACACGTGCAAAAGAGTATGCAAATGAAGTCGTAAAAATTTCAAAAGCATATAATGTTAGTCCGATGTATCTAACAGATCAACTATCAAGTGATTTTAAATTAAATGACTTAGGTTCATTCTTAGTCAATAGCGCATTGCGATTTGGATACAAGACGGGAACAATGAAGAACCGTAATCCTAATAAATATATCGCAAGAGCTATTATAAAATGAGCAAATATCATCAAGGTAAATACAAAGTAACTAACCAAGATAAGTATGCAGGTGCAGGCTCACCAACATTTAGAAGTAGTTGGGAACTTACATTCATGCAATTCTGTGATAACAACCCAAACGTTCTTGCTTGGGCAAGTGAACCAGTAAGAATTACATACAAGCATCCTTTAACTGGTAAGCTAACTTCTTATGTTCCAGATTTTATTATGACATACTTAGATAGCAGTGGCAAGAAACATGCAGAACTAATAGAAATTAAACCTGCATCGCAGAGTAGACCTGATCTTGCACGAAAGCGCGGCGAAGCACAGCAAGTAGTAGTGAATTATGCGAAGTGGGAAGCAGCAAATAAGTGGGCGGCAAAAAGAGGTATGCGGTTCAGAGTTATTAATGAAGGTGATATATATCAGAATACTAAAAAGCCCAAGCCAAAAACACCAAGAAAAAAGAAATAGTAATCTAATGATGATAGAAGAATTTTTACAGCATATATCAGACAATACTATTGTTGTTATGTATGAACCTGGTGCCGGAGGAGACTTTGTTTGTGCGCAGATGGCACTTGCACATGAGATATATGGATTATCTGGGTACCAACGCAATATAAATGACGGCCGAGTAAAATCATATCCTAATAGGTTAGAAAACATAACGGTTAAATCGCAAAAGATTTTTGATGACTATGAGTTTACAGAAAAGCCAGACTTGAAGTTTGAAATCATTAATAAGTTATTAGATTTAGAAACTTCATTACCGCAATTACAAAATAACTCTCGCTATATATCTAAGGTGCATCCATCAATATATGTTAACCATGATAATACACAAAAATTACATAGTGCTTTGGCTAATAAATACAACAATAGCAAAAAAGTACTCGTTACTAGGGATGAAACTTTATGTAAACAAAATCATGAACTAAAAAATCATTATAATTATGATATCAACAAACCAGAAATGTTGGCATACAGTAACGAATGGTATAAACATTTTAATTTCATAGATGAAAGTTTTGAGATATATCATATTAATTTCGGTGAGTTGATGAAAAATCCTTTAAGGACATATATAAAACTTATGAATTACTTAGAATTAACGATAGATAACAACATCATTGAAAAATTTAGAGAACACATAAGTAATTATGTAGATAAACAAACTTTCATAGAACAGTTTAAAAGGTATTAATATGACGAAGAAACTAGAAGAAACATTTAACATTGATCCAGTAGAAGAAGAATCCAAAGAAACTCCTACAATTGAAGAAAGTAAAGACTTGACTGAAATACTATCAAGTGAACTTGCAAACACTGATAAGATTGATGCATCACTTCCAATGGTACAGGGCTTGAATGAGCATGATAAAGACATGGATGATATTCATCAGAAAGCTATCAGTACATTCGAAGAATTGATTTCATTAGGAATGAATGTAGAAGTACATGCAGGTGCAAAGTTAATGGAAACAGCAAATCAAATGCTAAAGACTGCAATGGAAGCTAAAGATAGTAAAGTAGATAGAAAGCTAAAGATGCTAAATCTCCAATTGAATAAAGCTAAATTAGACCTAGCAGTTGAAAAGGAAGCAAAGAACAAAGCTAAAACTGAAGATGATTTTGAAACTGAAGGTCATTTAGTTATGGATAGAAATGAACTTATGAAACGACTTGCTACTGCACAGAACAAAATTGACGAAACAGATAAATAAGAATAGATATTATTATTGGAGAAACCAATGAAAAGTTTTAAAGAATTTTTAACAGAGTCAACTAACGAACATAAAATGACTCTACGCTTTGCGGCAGAAATAGAAGAAAATGACGTAAATCGTATTGAGCGTTTCTTGGGAAAGTATGACCTGAGAACGATTTCACGTGTTTCAACAACGCCAATTACAAAGAGTCCACTATTCTTTGATGACGTAGAAAACACAAAAGTTTCTAAAGTAGATATTACAACTGGTTATCCAATGTCAGCAGACATTCTACGCCAGCAGCTGTCTGACTTACTAGAAATGAACATTACACATATCGCAGTACACCCAGAAGGTTGGGAACCAACTGAAGAAGTTGAAGAAGACGGAGACAAGAAAGCACTTCTTGATTCAGATTATGATGACAAATCAGACAATGGTGAACATTATGGTCGTACTTTCGTTGACAACTTCCTAAAAACACTTTCAAAGCGTGATGATCATGATAAAGTAGAAGTAGAAAATGCATTATCTCCTAAAGCAAAGCGTGATAAAGCAGGTGACGTTATGACTACTGAAGATACTGCAAGCGATTCAGTTATTTCAGGAGACGAAGAATGAAAAAGCATTTCAATCTAACAACAACAGAAGAGAACGGTAAATCGATTACTACAACTAATACAAGCACAGAATACCCAGAAGAACTAGTTCGTATGCTTGCTCTTGCTGGTCAAGGTATGCCACAAGTTGCTCCTGCTCCAGTAGCAGATGATTGCGGCTGTGATTGTGGACAATCACCATGTGGATGTGACGAAGCAGTTGAAGAAGAAATGGAAACAGAATATAAGCCAACTCCAGCGAATGATGAACTTTCTTTAGATGATTATTCAAAGAAGACAGCGAATTCTATTCCACGACAAAAGAAAACACTAAAGCCAAGTGCAGGTGATAACCCACTTGAGTATTCAGTAAATGAAGACGATATCTATGAAGCACTAATGGCGGACTTCGATTTAAATGAAGATGATTCATTTAGAGACAGAGATAACTTTGTTACTGCATACATTGGCGCGGCAGAAGAACTAGTAGATGAAGATGAGTTCGATGATGGACACGTTGACTGGAGTTCCGAAGCGATGGCACAGATGGAAAAAGATGCTGAACTATTTTATTCTAAAGCAGAAAAGCTATTACAAAAAACTGGTGGCGATCCAAGACAGCACGGTACTGATTTCTGGTTAACACGAGGCGGTCACGGCACAGGCTTCTGGGATAGAGGCTATGGTGATTTAGGTGATAAGTTAACAGCATTCGCAGAGAAATTTGGCGATGTTCATGTTTACAAAGGCGATGACGGCAAAGCATACGTAGGATAATTAAACGCTCTACCGATTGAGCGGCCCTAAAAGAGCGTCCCAATGGGGCGCTTTTTTATTTGCATAAATACAATTAACTTAGAACTTAATGAGGTATATATGATTTGGACAGAATGGGATAAACTTACAGAGGTAATTGTAGGTTCCACATATGATGCGAATTCGTTTAATGAGTACGATGATACTGAATTTGTAGATGGGTTATCTAAAATATTAGAGGAAACCGAAGAAGACTTCAAATCTCTATCTAGGATATTTGAATCTGCTGGAGTAAAAGTACATAGACCTAAACAGCTACAACTGTCATCTGAAAAAACTCGACAATGGGAATCTAAATTTCCATATCCTGCTATATGTCCTAGAGATCATCATATAGTATATGGTGATAAGATACTAAAAACATACGGCGGTGATTGTAATAGATATACAGAGGGTGATTATTTTGTCGATATTATGTTAGAGAAGTTTCAACAAGGACGTAATTTCATCAGCATGCCATCTCCGATACTGCAATCTGAATATCAGCATTATGAAACAATGGAACCTCAGATCATGTATCATGCTGCAAATGTACTGAAGTGTGGCGATACTATATTACATAGTAAACCATATCCAGATCCAAACGGTAGAAGTTTTGATGCAAGAGGGACACAAGCAGGCTTACAGTGGGTAAAGAAAAATATGCCTGATGATACTAAGTTTATTGAAGTTGATGAATCAGGTCACTTAGATGGTACACTTGCGCTAATCAAACCTGGGTTATTGATGACATGGCATAAGAAGAATATTCCAGAAGAATTAAAAGATTGGGATTATATTATATTAGAGCCTTGGGATTTGCCTGAATGGTTTCATGAAATGAGAATACAGCATTTCTATAAAGAGAAAGTGTCAGATTGGTTAGGACATTGGATTGGATATGTTGATGAAACTGTATTTGATTTAAATGTAATAAGTATTGATGAGAATACAATAATTAGTAATGGTTATGATAAAAAGATTGCAGATAAACTAAAAGAACACAACGTTGAAATGATACCGTTTGATTTTAGACACAAATATTTCTGGGATAGCGGATTACATTGCGTGACATTAGATTTAAGTAGAGAAGGAAGTAGAGATAGATATGTATAATATAGTATTAAATACCCCAGAGGTAATAGTCATAGATGACTTTTTACCAGAAGAGATACAAGACCGTATACTGAATCAAGTACAGGTAGATAAATGGCAGTCAACATTAGTAGATGATAAGTTCTGGCATATGACTGACGGTGTTAACTATAAAGGACCTAAACGTTGGTACTCAGATGCGCCGTTTAATGATAATTATGATCTATGGTTTGATAATTTAAGTAAATTTCTTGATACTGCGAAGAATATAAATCATGTAGTGCCAGGAATTGAAGATGGTATCTTTGATATTGCATTACGTTGCCATGCTTATCCAGTTGGAAGTAAAAATCCTTGGCACTTTGATTTAGGATTTAGTACATATACATATTATCTACATAAAAATTGGCAAGCAAATTGGGACTCCACACTGTTGGTCTTACCAGAAGGTAGCGTAGACTTTGAACAAGTATTGCCGTTAAAAGAGGGTACTGTACATTATGATAGTTACGCAGACTTAGAAAGCCCAATGGAAATGTTTGAACAATCTGATAAATTTAAATCAATAATTGATAAAGGCTTCGGTACATTCGTTAGTCCTAAGCCAAATCGTTTAGTATTGATCAAAGCAGGTGTAGTACATGGTATAAATCGAGTAGACAGTGATGCGGGAGATAACATCAGAGTTTCCCTAACTGGTGCGATAGCAGAAAAAAGTTATGCGACACGATTGCCTAGATTTGCAAATATGGAGAGACCGAGAAAATAACTCATGGCAGATTTAACAAAAAAAGCATATGCAAAGACTGAATATTCAGATGCACAGTTACTAGAATTTAGTAACTGCTTTGATCCTTATTACTTTCTTAACAATTATTTTACAATCCAACATCCTACTAAAGGTAGTATGATATATAAAGCATATTCATATCAGGATGAGTTAGTAAACTCATATCACAATTATCGCTATAGTATTTCAATGCTTGGACGCCAGATGGGTAAGTCTACCACAGCAGCTGGCTACTTGTTATGGTATGGTATGTTTGTGCCTGACCAAACTATCCTTATTGCAGCACACAAATATTCAGGTGCGCAAGAGATTATGCACAGAATTAGATATGCATATGAATTATGCCCAGATCATATTAGATGTGGGGTTGTATCATACAATAAAGGGTCAATTGAGTTCGATAATGGTTCACGTATCATTGCTCAAGCTACTACAGAGAACACTGGACGTGGTTTGTCTATCTCATTGCTTTACGCAGATGAGTTTGCATTCGTTAGGCCTACTATCGCTAAAGAGTTCTGGACATCTATCTCTCCTACACTAGCTACTGGTGGTAAAGCTATCATCACATCTACTCCTAACTTAGATGATGACCAATTTGCTCTTATTTGGCAAGGTGGACTGAAGACATTAGATGAGTACGGTAACAAAACAGAAGTAGGAGTCAATGGCTTTAGAGCATACAAAGCTATTTGGAATCAACATCCTGATAGGGATGACAAATGGGCATCAGAAGAAAAGGGACGTGTGGGAACTGAACGTTTTTTACGTGAACATGAATGTGAATTTGTTGCATTCGATGAAACGTTAGTAGATAGTGTTAAGTTATCACATTTCAAAGGTATGGAACCTTTAAAAAAGACTGGACAAGTACGCTGGTATGAACCTATTAAGAAAGATGCAACATATGTAGTAGGACTAGACCCATCTATGGGAACAGGCGGAGATAATGCCGCTATCCAAGTTTGGAGCTTACCGGAGATGAGACAGGTTGCTGAATGGATGCATAATAAAACTGATATGCGTGGACAAGTACGTATTCTACATGAAATACTGACTGAAATCAAAGATGAAATGCGTGATCTTGGTAATAAAGCACCCGATATCTATTGGTCAGTTGAAAATAACTCACTGGGCGAAGCAACGCTTATTCTCATTGAAGAAATGGACGAAGATAAGTTTCCGGGCGAGTTTTTGCATGAACCAAAGAAGCGAGGATCATCCAGAGCAATGCGTAAAGGATTTACTACTACACATAAGAGCAAAATAACTGGATGTATGAAGATGAAGTCTTGGATTGAGTCTGATAAGATGACACCTCTGAGTAAAAATCTTATAAGAGAGTTCAAAACATTTGTAGCAAGAGGAAGAAGCTATGAAGCGAAGTTAGGTGAAACAGATGACTTAGTATCAGCGACATTATTATGTGTAAGACAGATACAAGTCATATCGAGGTTTGATGAACAATATGAATCATTGTTAGGAGAGAGTTTAGATAGTGATGCAGACTATGATGAACCACTTCCTATGGTATTTTGATAAATACTAAAAAGGAAACATTATTATGGCTATTAATTATAACAGCATTGCTGAAAAAACTATGAAGATCATACAAGGTTATGGCTTTCAAGTAAAGATGTTTGATTCGTCAAATGGTAAGAGTGTAGCAGACCCAAGTGAGGCTCGTTACTTCTATGTAGAAGATCCAAATTTAATGGTACATCTGCAAGACAACTCTGAAGAGATAAAACTACATTTGGGTGAAACAACTGATATCGATGATGAACGTATTAGTAGACTTATTAAAACAATGAGAACTATTGCACGAACAAACATGATCGATTTTGATATTAGAACGTTCGGAAAGCATATCGAACCAAAAAATTATGCATATGAAATTGAAAAAAACAAGGAGCAGACTATGAGTGACGTATTTAATGAGGGACTAAGCCCACTAAGTGGTTCATCACGCACAAGTCGCCAAACACTAGAAAACGTAAAGCTAATCGTAAAGCATCGTAATCCAGTAAATGAAGAGCAACGAGGTTCACGTTCACGTAATATCTCAGCTATCTTTATTGAGAATGCAGATGGAGAACGCTTTAAGTATCCACATAAACATTTGAATGGTGCGAGAGCTATGGCTAGACACGTTGCACACGGTGGTGTACCAAGTGATATGGTTGGCGAAGCGATTGTTGAACATTCAACAAACTTATCGAAACTAAAAGAATTTATGAACGTTGTAAACAAGCAAGGACTTGTAAATGAAAACAATCGTTCTATTGTTGCTAATGTAAAGCAAAAGATGGAAAGCATCAAAGAATCAATCAAGCGTATTCAAGGTGCTAAAGGATATACGTCTTTCGTAGAATCAATGGCGCTGAATGAGAAATCAGAAGAAACTGAAATTGCAGAAGATACAGTAAACGATTACGTAGCTAAGTTTACTAAATCAACATTTGAAGAATCACTAAAAGATATTCTACCACTTGTTCATCGTGTTAACGAAGAAGAAACAGAAAATAATCGTTCTGTACAAACACAACGAGTAGCATCTATTATCGAATCTGAAACAAATACAATTTCTTTCAGACAGAAGAGTGTAGAAGCAGAAGAAGTTGTAGCAGTTAAGAAGACAGATGAAGAAGTTCTTCCGGAAAGCAAACTAGAAACAATGGCACAGCAATTCAATGATCTTGCTGAAACAGTTGATGTTGACACAACAGAAGATACTAGACGTAAAAATAAAGGACATGACAGAGCGGCACAACTTTCATCATTCTTAAATAATTTTGCAACGTCTATGCGTAACGATCCTCAATCACTTGATGAACAGGATGTTCAGTTAGCAGGTCAACTACTTAAAATGTCAAAGCAGACAGTAGAACACGTAGAAGAAAATACAACATTGGATGCAAAGTTTGATGAAATGCTTGGAGAAGCATTTGCTGGATTTGATATCCCAGTATAAATTACACACAAAATTAATTGTAAAAAAGCGTCCTTAGGGGCGCTTTTTTTATGTAAATAACACTTGACTTTGCTAAATAGATGTAGTATTATAAGTACATGCTCTAGAGAGGATGTGTTTATAACACAACTAGGCTAATATAAAACTAACATGGCTAACATAGGCTAATATAAAGGAAAAACTA